GATTCTCTCTATTATAATCAATGGTCGCTTGGTGGTTTAACTGCTTTTAATATCCCTACATCAGAAACATTTAAAGCACCTTGGAGTAACACTACTATTCTTAAAGGTTCTTTAGTAGAGGGAAATTCTGCGGATTGCCAAAGCGTGAACGTTGGTCTTCCTAGTAATGATTATGGTGATACTTTTATATTAGGCAATCAAGATGCTAATAATAATTTAAAATCCGGGCTTAGTATTAATGGCCCTGATGTTAGATTAATAAGTCATGTAGATGGTGACTCTAAACTTTATAAAGGAACTTCACAAAAATTAACCACTTCTAGCACTGGCGTATCTGTCACTGGTGATGTTAGTGTAACTAACGGTGATTTAAGCGAAGTATTAATTAGCCAAGTAATACCTTCAGGTACGCCATCAATAATTGATTTTGATAACTTACCAACAGCTTATGATACCTATCGGTTTGATTTTAATTTAGATGTTAGCCAGACTAACTATGAAATTTATGTTCAACTTATAAATTCTTCGGGTAGTATTGAGTCTTCAACTAGTGCATATAATTATGACAAATTAACAAATGGTTCAAGGTCGGCATCTACAACGTCAGCAATACAAATTTGTTCATCTACTTCGGGAGCAAACGACAATCGAGGTATTCGAGGGTCTATGTATGTATATGGAAGAAATATGGATTATAGTGGTACGGCAGATACTATGCCAATGTTTACTTGGTCCTTAGTTAATCTAAATAATACTGGTGTGCATGAAACTGTAACTGGCGGTGCTTCAGTAAATCCAACAGGTGCATCTAATTTTGGGTCTGGTATGCGTGGTGTCCGTTTTTACAGTAGTACAACTTTTAATAATCAAGGATTTATTTCTGTATATGGTATAAGGAGTACCCCAGTATGATAAAAACAATGAAAGTAGATTTGTCTGCTATTAACGAAGAAACAGGAAAACTTACTCCAACAACAGAAATTATTACATTTACTAGTGAACAAGAAACTGAATTTCTTGCGTCTATGCCTTCTCAATCTGTTCGTGAATTAGCGTCTTTGAGAGAAGTAAGGGATCGTTTAATAGCTGAAACAGATTGGTGGGCTTCTTCTGATCTTACAATGACGGAAGAACAAACTGCATATCGTCAGGCATTGCGTGATATAACTGAGTCATACAGCAGTTTAACTACTGTTGTATGGCCTACAAAACCATAGGGGAGTAATATGACCAGAGCAAGAGAACTTGCAGACCAGCATAAGACCATCGATGTAGACGGCGGCACAATCAAGCTGGATGGTAACTATCCTGTTGGCACAAACAATGTGGCGTTGGGTAACCTTGCGCTGGATGATGGCGGTTTGTCGGGAAATTTCAATACGGCAATTGGCGCTAATGCCTTAACAGAGAACACAAGCGGCGCAGAAAATACGGCAATTGGTGAGGTATCTTTGCGGCAAAATAGCACAGGGTCATGGAACACGGCTGTAGGTCGTTATGCTTTGCGGTCAAACACCAACGCTAACTACAACACGGCGATAGGTCTTTCTGCTTTACATAACAACACCACCGCTGACTACAACACGGCAGTGGGGTATCAGGCGGGGTATAATAACACTGGTGAGGAGAACACGGCGGTTGGGTATCGGGCATCTTGGGGTGGAACAACAGCGATTCAAAATGTATCTGTTGGCTATTTCGCTTTGGGTGGTCTAACCACTGGTAGCTACAACACAGCGGTTGGGTATAAAGCAGGAAATGACATAACGACAGGCGAAAGAAATGTATGCGTGGGTCGTGTGGCTGGCGATTCGACAACAACAGGTTCGCATAATACTGCTATTGGTTATGGTGCGCTTGTAAGTAATTTAACGTCATCCTTCAACACGGTAGTTGGAAACCAAGCAGGGACATTTGTAACTAGTTCATACAATACCCTTATCGGCAGAGATGCTGGCTTTTGGATAACAACAGGCACAAGCAACACCGTCCTAGGCCGCTTCAACGGCAACCAAAACGGCCTAGACATCCGCACAACCCACAACAACATCGTGCTGTCGGATGGCAGTGGTAATCCTAGAATACAAGTAGATAGTAATGGTGCATTTAAAGTACCTTACGTTTACAGCGACACTAATGGAAGTGCCGCAAATGTTCATATTGGTAGTGATGGAAGGTTCTATAGAAGCACATCATCTCGCCGCTACAAAAATACTATTACTGATGCCACTCACGGCCTGACAGAACTACTTGCACTGCGTCCTGTCACATACAAAGGTAACAATAACGGCGACACAATCTTTGGCGGCTTAATTGCTGAAGAAGTACATGACGCTGGTCTGACAGAGTTTGTAGAATACAACCATGACAATGAGCCAGATGCATTAGCATACGGAAATATGGTGTCGCTGTGCATCAAAGCTATTCAAGAACAGCAAGAAACAATCACAGCACTTGAGGCTCGTATAGCCGCACTGGAGACAAACTAATGGACGAACTAACAGCAGAACAAATCGCAAAGCACTACACAGCAATGGGTCACAGCGTTGACCTCATCAATGCTATTATTGCTGGTGAGGCTATGGCAGACGATGATGCCGCAGACAAGCAGGACTGTGTAGACAGGAATGTTGGGCATCTTGAGATTATGGTTGCTAAGGACTTCTGGACTACAGAAGATATGACTGCGGCTAATGAGGCTATTGCTGCTGGTCAAGGTTATACAGCGTAGCTATGGAAATGACCAGTCTCGTAGATATTCTATTGGGCATACTGGCTGCGGCTGGTGCGTGGTGGGCCAATGGCATAACCAAAGAACAGAAGCGTGTAGAAATCCTATTGAATAAAACTCGTGAAGAGTACGCTACACGTGCCGACATGCGTGATGATATGCGCCGTGTAATGGAAGCACTGCATCGTGTAGAAGACAAGCTAGATAAAGTATTAAGTAGGGATTTGTAATCAATGGCAATGTTTAAAGGATTTAAACCTCAAGCAATAAATAAAATTGCAAGTGCAATGGGCTATCAAGGGGATATGAATCAGTTCCAACAATTTATTGAGCAAGACCCTGCACGCCAGCAACAAATGAATATGTACACCAATGCTGCACAGATGATGGCTAGGGGCGGTATGGCACGTAAGAAGTTCGCTGTCGGTGGTACAACAACCAATCCATCAGGCACACAAGCTGCTACACCTACAGTAACAGGGCCAAGTGAGCAAAAGTCTACGGTAACTGAGCCTACATATTATGTAGAGGGAGATACGTTACCAGAAGGAGTAAACGTAGGTGATGTAAAAACACCGGGATTTACAACTAGTCAACCTCAAATTGGAACATTTACTGTAGAACAGATGTATCAGCCGGGTGTTCCTGTAGGTGGTACAACTATTGCTGCACAAACACAAACAGATTCGTCACAAGATATTGCTGCAGGTACTGGAGGACTTACTGGGCAGGTAGCGGTGCCTACAGCTATTGCTACAACGTCTGAAGCTACTACGCCTACAGCTACCCAAGCAAATACTGTACAGGCCGTTACAGCGGCTCCTGCAGTGGATTCAGCTATGAACGCCACACAAGCGGCACAGGCAGACCCTAATGATCCTCGTTCACAGGTTACAGCAGCACAGCAAACAGCGTCCTCAGTGGGCAACCTACAGGCCGCACAGGGTAATGCAGTACTTATTGACAATCCAGTACAGCGTCAGCTACAGAATGGTGAACTTATAAGTGGTACAGGTGTAGATGCTACGAAAGCTGCTGCTTTAACTGCACAGACACAGGCTGCTGCAGCTACTGCTAATCCTAGCGCACAAGCAATGGTGCAGGATCAACTGTCCGGTTTAATGACTCAGTTTGATAGTGGTCAAACACCAGCATGGGCTGCAGGTGCTATGAGGGCTGCTACATCAGCTATGGCATCTCGTGGGCTAGGTGCATCGTCAATTGCTGGTCAGGCCGTTGTACAGGCCGCTATGGAGTCAGCATTACCTATTGCGATGGCAGATGCACAGACAGTAGCTAAGTTTGAATCACAAAACTTATCTAACAGACAGCAAAGCGCAATGCTTGCCGCTGAACAACGTGCTAAATTTATGGGTCAGGAGTTTGATCAGACATTTCAAACAAAAGTAATAAACGCTAGTAAGATTAGTGACATTGCTAATCAGAACTTTACAGCAGAACAGCAAGTACAGCTAGAAAACTCACGTGCTGCTAATACAATGAATCTGCAAAACCTGTCTAATAATCAGGCTCTTGTAATGGCAGAAGCTGCTGCTCTGGCTCAACTAGATTCACAGAATCTTGATAACCGTCAAGCAACAGCAGTACAAAACGCACAAAATTTCTTACAGGTTGATATGGCTAACTTATCTAACCGCCAACAGACTGAGTTGTTTAAGTCACAACAGCGTGTACAGTCTTTGTTTACTGACCAAGCTGCTACAAATGCTGCTGCGCAGTTTAATGCGTCTAGCCAAAATCAAGTTGACCAGTTTTTTGCTAACCTAGCTACGCAAACAAGCCAGTTCAATGCTACTCAGCAGAATGCACAGGCACAGTTTAATGCAGGTCAAACCAATACAGTTAATAGGTTTAACGCAGAGTTGAACAATCAACGTGATCAGTTTAATGCACAAAATCAAATGGTCATTGCACAGTCTAATGCACAGTGGCGTAGGCAGATAGCTACAGCAGATACTGCTGCAGTTAATCGTGCTAATGAACTTAATGCTAATGCTGTGCTAGATATTAGTAAACAGGCATATGATAATTTGTGGAATTATTATGCTGATACAATGGAATGGGCGTGGCAATCCGCTGAAAATGAACTAGATAGATATGGTGCTATGGCAATTGCTGAACTAGACGCTAAGACTTCTGCTGCTGCTTCTGCTGCTGCGGGTAAATCTGCTGCAGGCAGTGCTATTGGTAGTTTGATTGGTACATTAGGTTCTGCTTGGATTTTATGCTGGGTTGCACGTGAAGTTTATGGTAAGAGTAATCCTGAATGGTTTATTTTCCGTACTTGGTTAGAGTATGATGCACCCAAATGGTTTAAAAAATTGTACAAGACACATGGTAAAAATTATGCTATACTAATTAGTAAAGTACCACCACTAAAGTGGGCTACTAAATGTCTTATGGATATGGTAGTAAATAAAAAACGGAGAAAACATAATGTCCAGACAATATAATCCTGCCGTAGCTGCATATAAAAGAATGGATTTAGATAGTTTACCCGAAGAAAAAATTACTGAAGGGGGTATGTCTAAAGGGTTACTTTCTCGTGCCAATAAATCCAATAAGAATAACACAGGATTAGATTACAGCAATCCTGCTGTACGTGTAGCAAAACAAATGCAAGTAATTCGTAAATACAGGGATGAAATTAATGGAAGTAAGTAACGATATTAGTTTTGATGCACCAATTCCCGGACAGTCTTTGACTGCTGAATTGGGCGGTAGACCTTGGCAACAAAAAACAAAGTATACAACTGTAGATGAAACTATCGACTACTATATGGAACGCATGAGTAGTGAAGAATTTATGGTACAAGTTGCTGATATCTTAGAGTCTGGTGTTCCTGTAACTACGCTAGCTAATACTATTCAAATGGCTGGTGTCATGGATGGTATTCACACTATTGATATTGGTATGTTAGTACTTCCTATGCTTATGGAAATGATGATGATGATCGGTGACAGTGCTGGTATCGAATACGATAAAGGATTAGATGACCCGAAGAAGGGTGAGATACGAGATTCTTTATTTGCTAAACTCATCACTAAGTATGAAAAGAAAGTTAAGAGTGCAGACTTGGAATCACCAAGTGAAGAAGTTGTGGAAGATACAAAAGTAGAAGAAGTTGAAAAACCTTCTGGCTTAATGGCACGGAGAACGTAATGAGTTTTTGGACAGGGTTTAAGACAGGATTAGCTAGTAGTGTAGACAAAAGTTTACAGGCTGCGATGAAAGCACGTGATGATGAACTAAGCAGTGCTAAAAACTTTTGGATGCAACGTCAAGCTACTAAGTTAGAAAAAGCTGAAGAAGAAAAGTATGCTTACGATAAGAAAGCTGAAGAAGCATTCAACACACTAGCTGATGAGTTAGGTGATCCTACTTTTGCACGTGCAGCTATGAAGAAACTGGGTACTCCTGATGATGCCTTGGCCTACATTGAAAAGGTAAAGGCATCTCGTGCAACATTGCAGCCGGGTGAGACGTACCTTATGCAAGATGACTTTGTTGGGTATGAACCCGGCAAGACTGTGTTCACTAGAGAGCAAGCATTACAAGATGTTCTTATGCCTATGCCTAAGATGGGTACAGTACCAGCTAAAGCATTAGCCGTGGATGATCCTATTGGTAGATGGTTTGGGCAGGATAATAAACTAGCTGAACGTGCTGCAGAACAGATTAATAAACGCTTTGCTGATCCAGCTAGTATTGACCAAAGACCTAAGAGTGACATTGGTACTATTAGACAAGTAGATTTGTCACGTCAAATTGCTGCTAAAGAAGCCGCATACACAGACACAACTCGTGGCAGAGAAACTACCTTATTTAATATCAAGGTTGACGCAGCGGATCAAAACAAAAACAGGATAGACCAAGCTATAGAAATAGCTGCTGCAGCAGAGAAACGTGCGCAAGGTCAGTTTGCATCAGATAGAGATCAACGAGACTTAGAAAATGCTAGGGCAGAAGTTGAGGCGTTACAAAGACTGTCTAGGCTTATTCAAGAAGCCGAAGCACACGTTAAAGATATGGAGTTAAAAGACCTTAGTATCGAAGAAGCGCAGGATGCAGCAAAGAAACGTAAAGAGCATCCTATCTTCAAGAGTTTTGAAGACATGGCTGTATACGCCTCACAAAAACTGGCATCACCAGATTTGTCTGAGCAAGATAAGTCGGACTTTGAACGTATGTATACTGATGCAATCGCTGGTGCTAATGCTTACAATGCTGCAACTTCAGATGAAACTGGTGCAGGTAGCATAGAGTTTTCTAAACAGAGTCTTGACAGTATTGTTGAAGGTGCTAGAAAACTTGAACTTGAAAAAGTTCCTACTAAAAAGATTGGTGATAAAGTAGAACTAATCATTAAAGGTAATGAAGCTGAATACTATGGTGGTATGGAACGTGCTTTGAATACAGTTATTAAGAGACTTACTCCTGAAGGTAAGAGTATGCCACCGCAAGCGCAACGCTATATTGAATCACTAAAGGCGAGTAACAGTCAGAAGGCATTTGGCTTTGCTTCATCTGTGGCTGCAGAATACACACGGGCTACAGCAACAAACCAAAGCACTGATAAGATTAACTTTGTGCCATTCAATGTTGTTGAGGGTGCGGTTAATAGTATAAAAACTGCTAACACTGCTCTGTCTGACGGTCAAGCTTTAAAGCAGTACGCTAGGGAAAACTTGGCACCCGGTGCAGTTATACCTATGGATGAATCTAAAAATGTATATGGTATCTGGACAGGTACTAAGTTCTTAAAAGCAGCGGATATGGGCAGATAAATGGCAGCACTAGATTTTAGCGCAGCCTTTGATGAGGAAGAAGATGAGAAGATTGTTGTTGAAGAGCAGCCTTCTACTAGTACTTCAACGTCTAAATTTGATGACGCTTTTGAAGAAGATGATGATAAACCTGTAGTAGCTGTGTCTGAACAAGCAGACGTATCGCAGCCTACCGTGTCTCGTTTTAGTGATGTGTTTGATGATGATGACGACACAGATACGGATACCGTAACTGAACCTGCCCCTGCAGCAGAAACACCAGAGCAAATCTTGGCACGTACAGGTGAAGTACCTGAAGGCTTTAAGGTTGTGCCACAAGTACCTACTGGCGATCAGCCAGAGGACTACCTTCCCAAACTAGTACCTATTGATGCGCCTACACCAACAGTGTCAGAACAAACTGACTCTGCGTTTAACTATGCCCGTACTGCAAAAACAGCAGAAGAGTTTAGTAGTCTTGGCAGTGTACTACCAGAGGACTTTATAGATGAATATATAGCAGAACCCTTCCAGCCTATTGTAGAATGGATAGGTAAAGCAGCGGGTAAAGACATTAGGAATCTTGCCGTAGCTATGGAATTTGTATCTGATAGCACCGCCAATGTTGGAGTAGCCTTGACTAAAGGATTAAAAGCTGTTGGAGTTCCTGTACCCTTTGAAGACAGAGTAGGCGGCGAAAAGTTTGCTGGTGATATGGGTATGATGCTAGAGATGATAGAGGCTGCAGTTCCGGGTGGTTCAACTATTATGCGTCCTGTAAGACAACTATTTAGAGAAGCTAAACAAACAGCCAAGCTAAAAGCAAAGGGTGAGAAAGCCCGTGCTAAACTACTTGACCGTAAGATGGATATCAACAAAGCCAAGGAAGCTACAGCAGAAGAGATAGCAGCTAAGACAACAAGGGCTGAACAGGTAGCAGCAGAGAATGTAGACTTAAAGAATGAACTTATTCTAGGCTTTGAGCAGCAGACAGGTAAGACTATTTCAACTGTAGTAGACGGCGTGCGTGTAGTCGATGATGAACTAGCACGTAAGGCAGGTAGGGAAACTGCTAAAGAGATAGATTTTAAAGATACTAGAAGCCAGACTGCTAAAGCGTTAGGTCTTGGAGATGTAGAAGCTGATGATGCAGCTAAACTAGCTGGCGTTGGTGATACACTTACTGCGCCTATACTTAAACCTGAAAAGCTAGATGGTTTAGTTGCGGCAGTAGCAGACTTAAAAGCTAAGTACCCAGATGCTTTTGACGTAGGTGGATTTGAAGGAAAACCTAATAGAACTTTGATTGATAACCTACTTGACTTGACTATCAACAAAGAACTGATAGCTGGTGATGAACTTATCGACATACTAAACAAGTACAATGTATCCTTTGAGGATTACATCCTTACTGTCGTAGGCTCTGGCTCAGAGGCAGGTAAGGTACTCAACAAACTGTCTCAGATTAAACGTGCAAGACCACTGAATGAGATGCAAGACTTGCAACGTGCTGCTACACAGGCACGTCAGGGTAACATACGTAATAACATCATGCGCCTAGAAGGTATACGCCGTGGTGGACTGGTATCACAGCTTGCCACCGCTGCACGTAACTTAACATCTGCCGGTATTCGTGCGCCACTAGACACTCTAAGTAATGTAATGGATACTGCATTGTATAATGCGGGTGAAGCAAAGGGTCTTGTCGGGAAGACGAAAGCATTAAGTAAATCACTAGTCAGTGGAGAAAACTGGAAAGACAGTTTCGCACATATGAAATATATGTTTGGCCCTGAAAGCAGACTTGATACTAAAGATTATGTTGACTTTATCTTAGATAGACCTGAACTAGCCAAGCAGTTTGACCTTATGTTCAATCAGCTTAACGAACTTCAGCAAGCAACAGGGCGTGGACAAGCTACAACTACACTAGGCAAAGGTGTAGATAATGTGCTATCTGAGTTAGAGGATGGTGTCAGTGTACTCAACAGTGCTAACCGCTGGCAAGAATACCTTGTACGCAGGGGTGCATTCCTTGGTGAATTAGAACGCCTAGTCAGACGTGAGTATAAGATTGATTTAATTGACACGTTGAATGAGGGCAAGATTAAAGACCTGTTAAATGATTCAACTACTGTACGTCCTAAAGGTGCAAGATCATTTAATGAACTAGTAGCTGATGCCACTAACAAAGCACTGGATGTAACCTATGCAAAGCAGCCTGAGATTGGGGTGTTTAGAGAAGCTACATCATTCATTACTCGTAATGGTCTGACTGTTGTAATGCCATTCCCACGTTTTATGTTTAATAGTATGGAGTTGATGGGTAACTACATGGGTGGTGCATCTATTCCATTGACTAAGAAATTAATGGGTCAACTGCCTAAAGGACAAAAGTTAACAGCTAAAGACCGCCAGCGTATTTCACGTAATCTTGTAGGCATTGCCGCTTGGGGGGCAGCTTACTGGTCTCGTACAAGTGAGGATGCACCTGCTGACTACAAAGAAATACAAGTAGGTGACGGTACTGTTATGGATACTACACCACAGTTTCCTGTTCGTCAGTATCTGTATTTAGGTGAAGCAACCAAGCAATTAATGAAGGGTACATTTAATGATTGGTTTGATGGTAGGGAGTTCTCTGAAACATTCTTGGGTACTAACATACGTACAGGTGTAGGTAACAGTATTACAGAAGAAGTTGTAGCACTTGCTGGTGACACTGATTTAACTAAAGATGAGGCAGTAGCTAGAGCCTTTGGACGTACCCTAGGTAACTACCTATCTACGTGGGCTGTACCATTCGCACAAATCATTGATAGTGAACGTGCGCTAGGTATGCGAGGTGAAGAGTACAAAGACGTAGGCAAAGACCCTACACTAGAGTTTGGTGCTACCTTTGAGAAAGAGATTAAGCGTCCTTTTGAGGCACGTGGGTTTACCCTATCAGCAGAAGAGGAAGCTGCGTTACCTGCACGTGAACGCTTATTCCAAGAGGAATCAAGCAGAGTAGGGTCAGCGTTGAAAGTTGGTCTTGGACTTACCCTGCGCACTAAAGATAGCGCAGAGGGTGAGTACATCAAGCGTCTAGGACTCAGTGAGTTTGAATTAGGTAGCACATCTAAGGTGCCTAGCATACGTAGGTTTGAGAACGCACAATTACGTGATATTATTCCGGGGATTGTAGATGCTGCTCGTGCCTACGAAGATGATTCACGTAAAGATTATAAGAACAGCCCTGCCCTACAGGAGAAGATGACTGAAGATGAGTTTGTTAACAGTCGCATTAGGCCGCTAATTAAATTGCAGATTAAAAACGCTAAACAAAACTTATCTGATGGTAACACTGTTGCTACTGAAGCACCTGCATATATTGCAGCAATGACTGCTTACCGTAGACTACCTCCTGAGATACGTAAGAACGCAGCAACTGAGTTCATTATGCGTGAAGGTAGACCCGCAGATGGTGCAAGTATTGAAGACTTGTTTACTTTAGCAGAGTATGGTAAAGCACTCAGGGAAGCATACAAATAAAAAAGGGGGCCGTTAAGCCCCCTGTTCCTTTACTAATACATGAAGTAAGTACATATATAACATAGCTACTATGCCTAGTACTATTATCACCTGTTATCTCCACTACCACCAAGCACTCCTCGTGCCTTCCTACTTGATAGCTTCTCTATGTTATCTTCCATGACCTTACCTAAGTTCATGCCTAACTCTTCAGCTAACACTGCCAGATACCAGCAGACATCTCCTAGTTCCTTGCCAATCTCTTTACGTTTGTCTGCATTATCTCCATCACGTATTAGCTTCTTAGCCTTGTTAGCAATCTCACCTGCCTCACCTGCAAGCCCTAGTGTCAAGTATGCTAGGGCTGTTTCTTTTGGGAAGATAGCTGTGCCACAGGCCGCTACTTGGTATTGTGTTGCTGTAATACTACTCATTTGTTTCTCCTTCATCCACTGTTTAACTTCTTGCTCTAGCCTGTTCATTACGTTGTACCTTTTGTAAGTTCACATAGTAGGCGTTATCCCAGCCTCGCTGCCACTCCCTAGCCTGCATTGTGTTAGGATCAATAGGGCAAGTTACCTTACCCTTCTTGAACGCTTCCTGCCCCCACTCAAATTGAATCCGTAGGGGTGCATCGTATTTTGTTAAGCCATTACGCCGCAATTTTGTCTCCTTTTACTTGGTAATTGAACAATTTTATTGCTGTCAGTTTGTCTATTTTAAACCACTCACCCTTACGTTCCTCAGAAAAGTGTTCAAAGATTTTATGCATCTCACGTTCCTTAGTGTGGCGATTATCAGTAGCTAAAGTAGCTACTACTTCATAATCCCTAAATGGAGAAGACGTTTGATACCCATTTAATCTGTCGGAAGACGACACAGCTTTGCCTACCTTTACCCAATCAGGCCAAGCAGCATTAATGATAATGTAGACTTCACCTTGATCAACACTCTCAATCTTGTTATGTGACCAAGCGTCATCTAGTGATTTGTATCTGCCCGGTTTATGTAAGGGATGAGAAGACGGTACATATTTACCATTAACAAACATTCTGTTTTTATTCTTAGCTGCATGTGTAGACACACGCTGTCGATACCCACTAGGACTATAGTACCACCAGTCACCATCTTCAAATACGGCTTTTGATTTAATATAGTTAGTATCTACTTTTAGTGAATCAAACATCTTTATTCTCCTTCTGTTCAGTTACTTCGGTTACTCGTTGTACTAGTATTAGAGGATGACTAAGACGTTTAAGCATCACTCTAATATCAAAGTATATTAACACAGTCATTAGCCATAAGGCAAACAATAATATTTGTATACCATCCAAATTATTCTCCTTCTTGCATCAATGCGTTCCAGCTATGTGGGAACTTGGTTGAACAATTGGCTGACAATTGTCTAGCTATCTCTTGTACCTCAACTTGTGAGTTCTTGTCAAGCCTTAACTTACATATTCTTGAGAAGGCATACAAGCTACCTGACCAGTACCATTCTGTGTACATATTCTGTGGCAGTACCATTCGTGCCATCTCAGGTGCAATGCCTTGCATTATCATCTTGTTGTAGTTCGTCTGCGCAAGCGTAACAATGTCTTCAAGATACATCGAAGGAAAGTATTGTGACGTAGCTTCTCCGCTACTACCCTGCTTACTGTCTTCTGGCTTTTGCCGCCAAGATAGCGGGGTGTAGAACTCTGGCTCATTGCTTACATACCTACGTGATACTTCATTCCACGACAAGCCTACTTGATGCTTGGCTAACTGCCTTGCAATAAAGATAGGTGCCTTGATACGAAACTGTAGGAAGGCATGACTAAATGGCGACCAGTGATTATGTTTAGCTAAGTAGTTGATTAATTTAATATCCTTACTGCCAAGCGTTGAGGATGTCTTATCGAAAGATACCCTCGCTGCATTCACTACCGTAAGGTCACTACCCATGTGGTCAATCAGGTCTACCTTCATCATCTTTCTCCTTCTCTTTTTGTTTCAGTTTCTGCCACTCTTCGTAACTAGGATGGCTGCGAGGTGGGTTGTATTGAACCCAACCATCACCCCGCTTCCACACTAGCTTACTCATGCAGCCGTTAAGTCTACTACCTCACAAACGCCAGCAGTACATGCCAACTCACGTCCACCTGATGTAGTATCTTCCTTCTCAAAGTCCTGCAGCTTTGACCAGTCCACCTTCTTAGGCATCTTCTTGACCCAATCTTTGTACTGAGCCTCGTCAATGTCCTGATAAGGTGCTTGTACATATGTACCACCATCAAAAGGTAGGAAACTAATCCCACTAACTTCATCAAAGTGTTCATACACCCATGCACCTACGTCTAGCCACTCATTTTCTTTAACTGAAATGGTTACGCTAGGCTTATGTTCACACCAATGTCGTTGATACGTTAGCCACAACTCTAGCTGTTCAATAGAACTCATTTGTGTACGAGTAACTGCCTCTTTAGGTGCTTTCATTGGAAAGCTAAACACAGTAGTACTTACTGGTTTATCTCTATCTGGTTCACTAGGAATGCCCTGAGAAATAAGAAACTGTGTCATTGGGTCTTTGTTATCTCCACGTACAGTACGGATGTAGTATGGATTATGTCGTGCGTGAATGCCAGAGGCTGCATCAGTAAGCTGTGAGACTGTACCGCTAGGCTTTACACACGTGACAGCCGTAGACTGTGGTATTTTAAGTTGGTGAGCCATAGCTTCATTAGCGATGACTGCAGTATCTCTGAGAACTTCTAAAAGAACCTCTAACTTATCACCTGTGGTAGATGTAAGCTTATTATCCATAATGCCAGTTAATGATACACCAAGCAACCTTTCTTCCTCTGTATTTTTCTGCCAAATTTTACGCAGATAACGGAAGCTAGTTAGTGTTGCTTGGAATGTGCCAAGAATAGTTGCAAGGCGTACCTTTTCTTTCAATGTTTCAATTGTATCATTTTCACGCACAACTACCTCTGACAAATTACAAAACTGGTATGGGCGTAAGATGATCTCACTGCAAGGGTTGCAGCCGAAGTCATGGTCAGTGTCACGTCTACCATTCTTAGCAGCTTGTTTTTTAGCTGACTGGCGATTGAAGATGCCACGCTCACCTGACATAGACTCATACAAAGCAAGCCACTCACGCATGAATGTACCCATCTGAGGTTTTTCCTTGTATGCTACAGAGTTGTTAGCCAAAGAACGCTGACTTTCATACTCCCACCACTTACCTGACTTAGCATGAGCCATCTGGTCATCATTGAGATTAGACAAGCTGATCAGTGCGCTGCGGCGTACACCACCTACAACGACAACCTCACCAATCTTACACATGATGTCATGGCATTCAATTGGGTATAGTTTACGGCCTGCTGCACCTTTAAACTTCTGGATGCAGAACTCAAACAGTTCGATCAAAGGTTGTGGCCCTGATGCACGTCCACCAAATGTCTTTAGCCTTGCACCTGCAGGGCGTACTTCGCTGACATCGAATTTAGGAATCTGACCTGAGTACAGCATAGCGATTAGTTCCTTCAGTGACTTAGCCCAACCCGGACGTGAATCACCCACCTTAATCACTGTATCAGTCTGATGAAAGTCTTCATTAACTATTGGTAGTTTCTCAATGCAGTGCCGCTCAACACTAAAGCCTACACCTGTACCACACATCAGGATGTACATTGTCTCATCAAACGCACGAGGGTTATCTACAGGCACGTAAGAACAATTGTATCCACCTACGTGACAGCGATCTAATGCTGGCCCTGATGTCATCAATGCTCTCATGCTAGGCATGATCCGCTGCGATAATACAGCTTCTTCTAATTCACCTCTCAATGAATCTGACAGCGTGTAATTATGGTTATCTTGCAAGTGCTTAGACATATAATCAAAGTATCTTTCTACTGTCTCACTCCATGTCTCACGGCGTTGTTCTTCTTCTTTCCATCGTGCGTACCTAGATAGCGCAATGAAATTCTGGTAGTCTGTTGGTAATTGATTACTAATCATGTTCTTTACTCCGTTACAGTTCGTATGTGTTTAATAGTGGCACCGTCTATGTCATAAAAGTATTCTTGTATGCCATCTTCAATCTCTTCACCCACCCTGCCATCAGCAGGTATGGGGTAATCCTCTTCGTCTACATCTAAAGTAATAAACATCTTAACTCGCATCTGCCATTACCTCTTCAATCAACTTATCCAAGTACCACTTGGCCTTTTGCAAATCCTCAATGGGTTTGTCTTTATAATCAAACCGCCAGAGATATTTCATAATGTTACCCTGTAAGTAATACTTAAACCCATCACCAGTAGCAGCAGAGATAGCATGAATACATTCGATACCAGTCTGGTTGTAATGTGGTGGACTGTTGACCATATCAACATTACCCCAAGCTTTTTTACCTGCTTGTTCATTCTCTTCCATCATCATAGCTTTCATAAATGCATCATGTCTCATGCTGAACCTCCTGTCTTTGTATTAAAGGATAAGTGTACTACATTACCATCGTAGCTTTTTTCTACACCCGCTTCTTCTTCTAGTTCTACACTAATATCCATCTCTTTGTCAAGCACATTAATTACATATTCGTGTACAATATCACGCATCTCTTGTAC